GGAAGGAGAGCTCTGACTCTTCCTTTTCCTTTTTCACCTCAAAACGAATCGACTAGTCATGACTAAGGCTAAGCAGGGCTCTACAAGGGCTCTGAAGGTCGTAGGAGGGACGAGCATAGACGAACCTATAAAAGAGGTCGTCCGCACGCCTCTAATAGGCTCTCCGACGCCTAGAATCCACTCTAGGCTCAACGATTTACCGTCAAAAGGCTTCGAACTTATTGAATTCTCAAAGGAAATCGGGCTCGAGATGATGCCGTGGCAGAAGTTCGTCATGGAACACGCGCTCAAAGTTAAGCCCGATGGCAGGTGGAAGGCTCCGGTCGTGTGCGTCGTAGGAGCCCGTCAGAATGGAAAATCCACAATTATGATCGCCTCAATTCTTGGAAGAATGTATTTATGGGGCGAACCATTGCAACTTGGAAGCGCTCACGTACTTACTACATCGCTCGAAACGTTTCGCCACGTCGTCGGACTCATCGAAGGTAACGATCGTCTAGCCTCCGAGGTTGCGAAGATTCGATGGGCTCACGGATCTGAGGAAATTCAACTAAAGAACGGTTGCCGCTACGTGGTCAAAGCGGCTAACGCGGCAGCTCGTGGTTTTGCAAAGCCGGAGACGGTCTATATGGACGAGACTCGACAACTCAAAGACACCGAGGCGTGGTCTGCTATGCGATACACGATGATGGCGGCAAAGAATCCTCAACTCTGGACATTCTCAAATGCCGGAGATCAACACAGTTTAATTCTCAATCAACTTCGCGAAAGAGGCATGGCTTCGGCGGCTGGAGGCGATGACGATATCGCGTACTTTGAATGGTCGGCTTATTCAGACAAGATTACCGATGAGAAGAATTGGATTGCAAGTAATCCGGCGCTAGGTCATACGATTCACGAGGATAATATTCGCGCCGTTCTCAATGACCCTCCCGACGTGGTGCAGACCGAAGTCTTATGTCGCTGGGTTCACACAATCTCGAGCGCAATTCCTCAGAAGGAATGGGACGAATGCGGATCCGATACTGCCGATCTTGACGTGGAAAAAACTACTTGGCTCGGAATCGACTGCTCACCGGATCGCCGTGACGCGGCTCTCGTTGCCGCACAGAAAAATCCGGACGACACTTTTACGGTCAAATTGCTTCACACATGGCACAATCCAATATCACTCGACGATAAAGCGATAGCAAATGACATCGCGCCTTATGCCAGAAAATATCTAACGGAATACGTGGTCTTTAGCAAGCGAACAAGCGCGGCAATAGCGGCGCGATTACAACCGGCAGGAATTCCCGTCATTGACGTGGACGGAAATGCCTACGGACAATCGTGCGATGAGCTGCTCGGTGCAATTACTTCAAAAAGGTTGATCCACGGAAAGAATGCAGAATTATCCAAACAAATCTTATCCGCCGTTCGATTACCAATGGGAGACGGAGGCTGGATCATAGGACGGCGCGCCTCAAGCGTCGCAGTATGCGCAGCCGTTGCAACTGCTCTCGTGACACACTTTGCGACACGCCCAGAGACAGAGATAGACATTCTCTTCGGTTAGGCGTATAAGCGGGCTCTACACTTTGCGCATGGGTCTAAAAGATTTATTTATTACAAAGCCTCAAAGCCTACCGGCGACCTCCGACATCGAAGCTTCTCTTGCTCCGGTCAATGTCACATCGTCGCTTTACAATATTTACGGCGTTGCCGGAATCACGGCTTCACGCGTTGAATTTATGTCCGTGCCAACATGCGCACGCGCGCGAAACATTATTTCGTCAAGTGTTGCAAGTATTCCGCTTAAGGTTCGCACAAAAGCCGACGGCGCAAGAGTAGAAGCACCGCCGCGTGTTATTAGTCAGCCCGATCCACGCGTTCCGGGCTCTGCTACCTATGCGTGGCTTGCCGAAGATATTCTTCTATATGGTTATGGATATCTTCAAATTAAAGAGATTTATGCGGACACGTATCGGATTCGTTCTTGCGAAAGAATAGATCCAACGCGCGTCACGATTAAAACAAATGCACAAGGTACAGAAATCGAATATTATTGCATAGATTCAATGCCAGTTCCTTATGAAGGCGTCGGATCTCTTGCGGTGTTCTATGGCAACGATGAAGGAATTCTCAATCGCGCAGGTCGCACAATCAAAGCCGGAGCAGAATTGGAACGTGCCGCGACAATGTACGCGCGCGAACCGGTTCCAACAATGGTTCTCAAATCTAACGGCGCAGCTCTTCCGGCGGATCGTATTGCAAAACTTCTTGAGTCATGGGGCACGGCTCGTCGTAATCGCGGAACCGCATTTCTCAATGCAGACGTAACTCTGGAAACACTTGGCTTCGATCCCGAGAAATTACAATTAAATCAAGCCCGTTCCTATGTATCAACCGAACTGGCCAGAGTCACGGGCATTCCGGCTTATTACGTGGACGCAGAATCTGGATCTAGCATGACGTATTCAAACGCGTCTCTGGCCAGACAATCTCTACTTGACTTTTCTTTGCGGCCAATTATGACGAGTATTGAAGAGCGTCTTTCCATGACAGGAATGGCAAACGATTTTGTTCCGGCTTCTCAAGAAGTTAAATTCGATCTTGACGATTACTTGCGCGGATCTGCAAAAGAGCGCGCCGACGTTTATAAAATTCTTTACGATATCGGAGCAATTACGTCCGATGAAATCCGACTAGAAGAGGAAATGATCCGATGAATGAAACTCCAATGAATCTCAACTTTTCGATAAAGGTCAGCGCGACGGATTTTCCTAAGCGCGAAATCTCTGGTCGTATAGTGACATGGAATGAAGTCGGTTCGACTTCTGCCGGCGAAACTTTATTTACTCCGGGATCTATTACTTTCGGCGACACTACGAAATTGCTTCTTGAACACAAACGCGAATCTCCAATCGGATTCCTCAAATCTTACAAAGTTACAGACGACGGAATCGACGCCGTATTTTCTATCGGCAACACAACCGCCGGCAACGATAGCCTCGTGGAGGCAAGTTCCGGATTGCGCGATGGTTTTAGCGTAGGAGTTCTAGCCGATAAATATAAAAACATTGACGGCGTTCTTACAATTTCAGCGAGTTCTCTCAAAGAGGTTTCACTCGTTACAGATCCAGCAATAGCAAGCGCAAAGGTCGCAATCGCGGCTAGTGAAAATTCTGATCCGGAATCTCCGGAGTCAGAAGAAATAAATCCAACTAATGAAGGAGAAAACGAAGTGGAAATCACTCCAACCGTTCCAGACGCTCCAGCCGAAACGGTTGAAGCGGCGAAGGTCGTGAACTTAGGTTCAGCACCTCTCGCATTTACAAAGCCACGCTCGCCAATCATTACTCCAGGAAATTACCTAGAGCATACAATTCGCGCCGGACTCGGTAACGAAGATTCACGTCAATACGTAAAAGCCGCGGACGATAGTTTCACAACGAATCCAGCGTTCTCTCCGGTTTCTTATCTTCGCGACGTTGCACAAAACACAAACGCAGATCGTCCAGTAATTGAAGCATGCGGTGGAACACGTCCACTTAGCAGCTACGGAATGACGGTTTCAATTCCTAAGATCACGGCTAACTCAACCGCTGCAACTGTGGCAGAAGGCGGAGATCCAACTGCAACAACTGCAATCACTTCTTCTTATGTGAATGCGACTGTAATCAAGAAAGCCGGATTCCAACGCTATTCAGTCGAACTTCTTGATCGTTCAGATCCATCATTCTATGAAATCATGCTTCAAAATCTCCGCGACGCTTATGCTCAAGCAACCGACGCTTATGTGATTGCACAAATTACAGCCGGCGGAACTCAAGCAACCGCAACAGCCGCAGATTCAGCCGGTTTGATTTCATTCGTATCGACAGAATCTCCAGCCGCTTACACCGCAACAAAGCGCACCGCAAAGTCATTCGTTTCAGGAACTTCCATCTGGACGACACTTCTCGGCTCAACAGATACAACAGGTCGCCCAATTTACAATGCGCAACCTAATGTCATGAATGCCGGCGGAACTGCAACTCCTACAAGCATTCGTGGGAACGTGCTTGGCCTTGATTACTATGTTGATCCAAACATGGTTTCAACTTCTATCGACGAATCAGCGTTCATTATCGAGCCACGTTCGATTGAAATTTTCGAATCTCCTGCTCTTCAACTTGCTACAAATGTTCCAACAACAGGCGAAATCGAAATCATGCTCTACGGATACATTGCAGCTCAGGCAGTATTCGCCGGCGGTCTCCGTCGTTTCAATCTAACCTGATCCAAATAATCATCGGCTAGGTGCGCTCCCGTATCTAGCCGAGCAGACGAGAGGAATGGAAATGCCTAGTATCGTTACGGCGTCACAACTTCGCACCGTGCTAGGCGTTTCCGTTTCCTTATATTCAGACGCTTATCTTGATGGAATTATTACAAGCGCGGAACAGGTAATTCTTCCGCTTCTTACCGCGAATCAGAATGCCGTCGCGGCGGTTTATTTACAAAGTAATGTTGCCTATTACATAACACAAAAGCCGAATACATTCGTCGCCGGTCAAAGCGTCGTGGTTACAGGTTGCGTTCCTGCTACATTCAACGGAACTCAAACCGTGACATCGAATTATTATGATCCGTTTCCTTATCTGCCATTCGCTTATCCTGCACCTTATTTTTTCTTCACTTCTGCTATTACAAATAGCGATATCACCTTCCGTCCGGTGATACCGGCTGGCGTTGCGTATCTATCCGGTGCCAACGCCGCCACTCTTTACGCAAACACCGAGGCAGTCGAACAAGCGGTTCTTATCGTCTCAACGGAAATCTTCCAATCCGTAACCGCAGCCGGTGGACAAATCGAAGGCGTAGACTTTACTCCGTCGCCTTATCGAATGGGACGATCACTTCAAAATCGTGTTATCGGACTTCTTGGCAATTACATCGACGTTCAAACAATGGCGCAATAATGCCAACGCCTACAACTATCGCGACAAACGTTCGAGGCACACTTGCAACCGCACTCGCTGGAGTCGTCGCCTCAGTTTATTCAAGCGTTCCCGAGACTGTCATTCCTCCGGCTTGCGTTATCGTTCCAGATTCACCGTATCTCGAATCGACTCTTATCGGTAAAGCGAACGTCAAGGTTAAGATTAATTTCGTTATTACTGCCGCCGTTGCGTATAACTCAAACGCCGGCGCACTCGATAATCTCGAGCAGCTAGTCATTAGCATTCTTGCGGCTATGCCCGTCGGATACGTTGTCGGCGACGTTCAACGTCCGACGGTTATGCAAGTCGGCGCGAGTAATTTACTCATAGCAGATCTATCGGTCTCGACCTACTACACGCAACAGACAATCTAAGGAGATAAAGTAATGCCAACAACAATCATCACGGGTCGCGATCTAGTCTTGACTATTGCAACCGTAAATTATGACGCACAAACAACCGCCGCTTCGCTCGTCAATGCGCCGGTAATTACGACTTATCAGACACTCGATGGAAAAGCCTACAAGCACATCGACGACCAATGGACTCTCAATCTTTCACTTCTCGCAGACTGGGGCGTTGCCTCATCTCTATTCGAAGCCATGTGGACGGCTGCCGATACTGCACCGAATACGACTCTTGCAGTCTCATTCACCGCAGTCACCGGAGCGGTCTTTACTTGCAACGTCTTTCCAGTATTTCCTTCCGTCGGTGCAACAGCGCCGGACGCACAGACAGATACTTGGGCTATGCTCGTTAGCGGCACTCCAGCCGAGACATTCTCTTAACCACTACGAACGGGAGCAAAGATGAAACTACCAATCACCATCGAATACATGTCTGGCGACTCAGGAACCTACACGGCTCAGCCGCCGGAGTGGGCTAAATGGGAGAATAAAACTGGATACACAATTTCACAAGCACAAGAAAAAATCGGGATATCGGATCTCTTATTTCTTGCGTGGAATGCCATGAAACGCGAAGCCGGCGGAAAGCCGGTCAAGCCTTTTGAAATATGGTGCGAAACTGTATCCGACGTACGGACTGGAGACGAAGACCCAAAAGTTACGCCGCCGGAAGTGTGAATCGAATGCTCGTCGAGTTAGCAATAGCGACGGGCATTCCGATGAGCGAATGGGTCACGGCGGAGCAGATCTACACCGCAAAAGAGATCTTGGAGGAACAAAGCCGTGGACAATGATCCGATTTCCTATGACAAAGCGGATCTACGTCGAATCACGGGCGCGTTCAAAGCGATGGACGATGAAGCAATCGCCGCAGCTAAACGCGAATCTTCTGCTCTGGCAGAATTCGCTCAAGGCAAAATAAAAGAAAAGTCAAGCACTCGAGGGATTGCGGCGCAACGAATTGCAGACGGTAGTCGCGTTTCAAAGTCGTCAAAGATAGGCGAACTCTCTTTCGGCTTTGCTTCTCAAAAGTTCTCAGGCGGTGGAACAACTCAACAACTATGGGGCGGCAACGAATTCGGATCCAATAAATTCAAGCAGTTTCCTATCTGGTCAGGAAGTGAAGGACGCGGATCTAAAGGCTGGTTTATTTATCCGACACTTCGCGCAATACAACCGGAAATCATTACTCAATGGGAGAATGCATTCGATAGAATATTGAAGGAGTGGTAATGGCGGCAGGTTCACGCACGTTAAAACTCTCAATCCTTGCGGACGTAGATAATCTAAAAAAGAATCTCAACGCTGGATCTAATGACGTTCAATCTTTCGGCGATAAAGTCGGAGACTTCGGAAAGAAAGCCGGACTTGCATTCGCAGCCGCAGGAGCAGCCGCAGCCGTCTACGCTGGCAAGTTAGCAATCGAAGGCGTCAAAGCGGCAATCGAGGACGAAGCGGCGCAGATACGCCTTGCAAACTCTCTCAAGAATGCAACGGGCGCGACGAACGACCAGATAAAAGCAATCGAAGAAAACATCTTAAAAATGTCTCTCGCTTCGGGAGTCTCGGACGACAAACTTCGTCCGGCTCTTTCGCGTCTGGCACTCTCCACAAACGACGCAAGCAAGGCTCAAGATCTTCTTACTCTTGCACTTGATATATCTCAAGCGACTGGTAAAGACTTGGAAGGCGTTGCAAACGCTCTCGGTAAGGCATACGACGGCAATAACGCTTCACTCGGAAAGTTAGGAATCGGACTATCCGCCGCCGAATTGAAGGCGATGAGTTTCACGGAAGTTCAAGGCAAACTTTCAGACTTATTCGGTGGGGCTTCTGCCGCTAATGCAAAGACATTCGCCGGACGAATGGAAATCCTCAAGGTTACATTCGACGAAGCAAAGGAATCAGTCGGAGCAAAACTTCTTCCAATTATTCAAGATCTAGTCCAATTCGTAATTGACAAAGTTATTCCAGCACTTGGAAGATTCGCGGATTATTTCAAGCCAATAACTAAAGCAATCGAGGATAATAAAGAATCTTTTATGTCATTCTTTGAATTGATTAAACGATTCTTGCCTCCAGTTATGGACGTTATGATGAACGGTTTAAGAATTCTTGCTCAAGTTGCCGGCGGAGTTATCAACGTTATCGCTTCCGTTCTTGACATGATTAATCCAATGATTTCGGCGGCAGTCGGTGGAATAAACACACTTATTCGCGCCTATAACACAATCCCATTCTTGCCTAACGTTTCACAGATTTCAGCTCCTTCAATTACGGTTCCAAAAGTAAGCGTCCCAAACGTTGCAGGATCTACAACATCAATTCCAAGCATGAGTGCAAGCGGCTCAACTTCTGGAGGCGGCTCAACTTCTGGAGGCTCTGCTAGTGCAACAAGTGACGCACCGCAGTTCTTCAATCCGTCCGCTAATTTCGTGCCGTCATTCGGTAAATCTTCATCTATTGCACTCATGGAGGCAGGGCAATTCCAACGCGAATCCTCGATTGTCAATAACATCACGGTCAACGGTGCAATCGACGCCGAAGGAACCGCGCGACAAATTGCCGAAGTTATGAATAATGGATACTACCGAGGCACAGGTGGCGCGTCTCAGTTCGTCGGTATTAAGTGACGCAATGGAGCCCGATCTGGGACGTCTCGATAAATGGCGTCAGTTATACGACGGTTACGCTTGCCAACCTCTCGATTACTTCTGGACGCTCGAACATCTATATTCAAGCGCAAGCCGGCTATGCAACGATAAATCTAATCAACCTAGACGGGTCGGCAATAGTTCCGACAATTAACGACACTCTTTCAATCGAAGTCAAAGACACTTCCGGCACATTCGTTCCAATATTCGGTGGATCTATTGTGGACGTCGGTGTAAACGTCTCTCAAGTCGGTTCGACAGGAATAGCCCAGACAATAACTATCACAGCTCTGGGAGCCCTTGCAAGGCTTCAAAAGGCACTCACAAACGGAGTTTTAACTCAAGACTTCGACGGCAATCAAATTGACACAATTCTTCGCGAAGTCTTATTCGCTCAATGGCAACAGGTTCCGGCGGCTCTAACTTGGGCGACTTATGATCCGACTATCACGTGGGCGAATGCAGGAAATACAGGACTTGGCGAAATAGATACTCCAGGAAACTACGAACTCGCGCAACGCTCTTCCAGTCGCACCGACGTTTATTCTTTAGTCGCCGCACTTGCAAATAGCGGCTTAGGTTATATTTACGAAAATTCTGCCGGACAAATTTCCTATGCAGATTCAACTCATAGAACCGCATATCTAGCGGCAAACGGCTACACAGATCTAGACGCAAATCAGGCACTCGGACAAGGAATCAAGATACAGACTCGCGCTGGAGATATTCGAAACGACTTGACTATCAAATACGGCACAAACTCGACGAGCGAAGTCAGCGACAGAGATGAAACGTCAATCGGTCTATACGGCGAACTTGCTCAAATTATCACAACTACAATAAAACACGCGGCAGACGCAGAAGATCAAGCTGCGTTCTATCTATCGCTCCGCGCTTATCCGCAACCTATATTCGAATCTATAACCTTTGCTCTTACAAATCCCGAACTTGACAATTCCGATCGTGACGCTCTTATCGGTGCATTCATGGGACAACCGATTAACCTCACAAATCTTCCGCTCAATATGTCCTCCGGCAACTTTCAAGGATTCATCGAGGGCTGGAGATTCTCAGCCTCTTACAACGAACTCGCAATTACTCTTCTACTCTCACCGCTTGCATTTTCGCTCCAAGCGATGGCGTGGGACGACGTTCCAATCGTTGAAACGTGGTCGAGCGTGTCGCCGACACTTACATGGGAATACGCGACAATCGTCGCTTAGAAAAGGAGATAGATAAATGGCTAATCCAACAACGAATTTCGGCTGGGTCATGCCGACGGCTACGGATCTCGTCACAGATCTACCGGCGGACTTCAACGTATTCGGTCAAGCCGTCGATACTTCGCTTGCACAACTAAAAGGCGGAACGACCGGACAGGTTCTTTCAAAGACTTCCGCTACAGACATGGCATTCACGTGGGTCGCACAAGACGATTCAAACGCAATTCAGAATGCAATCGTGGACGCAAAAGGTGATCTTATTGCGGCAACGGCGGCAGACACTCCGGCGCGATTGGCAGTAGGCACAAATGGTCAATTCTTGGTTGCCGATTCTACCGCCGCGACTGGATTGAAATGGGCTACCGCGTCATCGGGAAAGATTTTGCAAGTCGTATCTGCTACTTATACAACTTCAACGGCTATCTCTGGCGTTACTTTTGCCGACACAGGATTAACGGCGACAATTACTCCAACGCTAAGCACAAGTAAAGTTCTTATTCTCGTCCAACAAACCGTTCAGACAGATCGCGCAAGTTCTACTTCTGCAAGTATGGCGGTCAAGTTACTTCGAGGCGCGACCACTATTGACTCACCGTTCTACGGAACAGGCGGATCATTCTCAGTCTATGCCGCTTCTCTTTCGACAACTGTTTCGATCGAAAACATCTTGCCAATGCATTATCTCGATTCACCGGCTACAACTTCGGCAACGACTTACAAGGTTCAAGGTGCTGGATCTACTGCAACAACTTCGGTCACTTTCCAAAATACTTCGGCTATGTCAACAATAATTCTCATGGAGGTCGGCGCATAATGACAAACAAATTAATAATTAGGGCAGTTCAGGCTCTTGCACCAGACTTAGATTTCCGCGTAGAAAATGACGATATTGACACTATCGAGTCTCTCAACGGAAAAGACATTCCGTCAAAAGCCGCTATTACTGCACAAATCAAAATTGTTGAAAAAGAATTAGCCGACGAAATTACAAATCGCGAAGCGGCTAGATCCTCAGCACTTGCAAAATTAGCCGCACTTGGACTTACAACGGAGGAAATAAGTGCCATTTCCTAACGGCACTCTTCACCGAGTAATCGAAATCGCTCTGGGCGAAGTCGGAACCGTTGAAGAAGGCGATAACCTAACAAAGTACGGAAAAGCCTTCGGAGTCGATGGTTTGCCGTGGTGCGGTTCATTCTGTAACTGGGTCTATAAAGAAGCCGGAGTCAAAATTCCATCGGTTATCTCAACGGCGGCAGGGGCTCACGCGTTTAAGAATCTTGCTAAATTTCGAGAAGCGCCTCAAGTCGGAGATCTTGCATTCATGGACTTTCCGCACGATGGCGTAGATCGTATTTCCCACATCGGAATTGTGGTCAAAGTTGCGTCGGATTCGATTACTACAATCGAAGGAAATACGTCAGGGACAGGCGATCAACGCAACGGCGGAATGGTAATGATCAAGACTCGCGCACTCGGTACAGGGTCACCGGTTGTCGGTTTCGGTCGTTGCCGTTTCGCACCTTTCGAAGGTGATCTTCCGGTCATCGTCGAAGAAGTAAAAACACCTATAAAGAAAAAAATAGGAAGGCTAAAAAAATGAAGGAAGCAAAAGCACTCGGAGCCTCTTGGGCTCGCTCTTTCCTAGCGGCGGCAGTTGCATTGATCGCCATCGGTGAGACAGATCCAAAAGCAATTTTTACGGCAGGAATGGCGGCGGTTCTTCCGGTCATTCTTAGATATCTCAATCCTAAAGACGTCGCCTTCGGTGTCTCTGGAAAGTGAGTCAGTTCGCACGGGCGGCAACGCTTTTCATAGGGCTATGCGTTGCGTTGTCGTCTTGCGGTTATCAAGGATCCATACGTTATGAATGTCAAGAATTCCAAAATTGGAAAAAGCCGGAATGCATACCGCCGGAATGTGAAGTCGCAGGTGTCTGCTCTAAGGATCTGGTGGGAAACGAAATCTATGACTCGAAGTCGTAAATTATTATCTCCGGAAGATATACACGCGCGCCTCATTCTGGCCATTGGCCTATCTCTGGCAACGGTATTCGTCATCACTACCGTCGGCATTACTTACGCGCTTATATTCGTGACTCAACCAGTAGTCAATCAAGCACCTAATGACGCCGCGTTTATAGACGTGCTAAAGATGATTGTGACATTCTTAGCCGGATCACTCGGTGGCGTACTAGCCGGTAACGGGCTCAAATCTAAATCAAAGGCTGCGGACACGCCGACGGATACGCCTAAAGGTTGAAAATGTCGGCTCTCGATGAGACTCTTTTCTCGGGAGCAACGACAAGGCTCCCACGGGAGCATAAAAATGTACGAAGAAATAGGTTATTGGTTAAGTCTGGCAATCCTTGGAATTCTTGGAATTTCATGGGGCTACTCAAGAGGCTGGAAAGATGGACATTCCGAGGGCTACGTTCGCGGACGTGCTATCGCAAGCGCATTCAAGGAGATTAAGAAATGAGTAATTTCCTAGAAGGATACGAGGACGTAAATGCTCGAATTACAAGAATCCACGCCGAATTTCCGTCATGCAGAATCATCACGCATATCGAGGATATCGACGTCGTTAAAGGTTACGTACTCGTCAAGGCAGAATTCTTCAAAGAGTACGAAGATCACGTTCCATCATTCACAGATTACGCGCTGGAAATGCGGTCAGATCGTGGAGTTAATCTACACTTCTGGGTCGAAAACGGAATTACGAGCGCAATCGGCAGAGTGATAGGGCTGGCTTCGCCGTCTAAAGATCCGAAAACTGCCGCACGTCCAACACGTCAAGACATGGAAAAGGTTGAACGCCTATCCACGTCCGACGTTTCAGAATTGAAGAAGAGCGACGCTTGGACTTCGATACCATCGTGGGACACAAAAGAAGCTGCCGAAAGTGCCGGAATGCCAACACTAGGAACCGCAATAGACACAATCAAAGACTCGCTCGGTGGTGCGATTCTCGACGATCCATATTCATGCAAGCACGGAGTGCGCAATTTTAGATCCGGAGTATCTAAGAAAACCGATAAGCCCTACGGTGGCTGGTACTGCCCTAATGGGATCGTGTCGCACCAATGCGAAGTTGTCTGGGGCGTACTTGGATCCGATGGTAATTGGGCGGTCAAAAAATGAGCGATTTCGTAGAAATCATAAATCCGCGCACCATGACAGCAAAACTCTTACTCGATGGACAAGTTACTGCCGAGTACAAAGTCGAACAATGTGATTCGTGCAAGTTATTATTGAAATTCGATTCTGCCGGTTATCAAGTTGCAGATCTTGAAAAAGTAATGTGGCTATGTGTAAATTGCCGTCCTACGAATTAAGGTATTCAGTCGCCTTCGCAGATGAAATGTATATTCATCAAGCGGCGACCGATAAAATCCTTCAAGGATCCGGAATCATGGGAACTCAGCCTAGATACAATCTGGCTCTAAACACGCATGAGCAGGTCAGCGAATTAGCCGAATCTATAACGGCGGAGTTAATCGTGGCACGTTACTTCGGGCTCGATTATGACGCACGACAAAATAACGGCAAACATCACGCCGATGTAGGTCAAGGCTTGGAAATCAAGTGGACTAAATACGAATCGGGACACTTGATTATCTATCCTAATGACAGAGATAGCGACGTGGCGGTTATGGTCGTCGGTAAATCGCCTACCTACCGGATAGCCGGCTGGATACCGGTGCAATTCGCTAAACGGGCTAAATACAAGCACCGATCACAGGATTCATGGTGGATCGAGCAACACAATCTCTTTCCAATCGAGGATTTAGTAAGGAGCGAACATGGACGTTCACTTATCTAGTTGTCGTATATGTAAGAAGGTCACTATGCAACGCGAACGAATCGTCACGGACAAACTTCCGCCTAATGTCAAGGTGCTGGAATGTCTCAAATGCGGAGTCATGGGCGTCGTATTACTGAAGAGTAACTTGTGAGAATCCTTAATTTATATGCCGGTATAGGCGGAAATCGTAAATTATGGACAGACGATGACATAACGGCAGTTGAATTAGATCCGGCAATAGCTGCCATATATTCCGATCTATTTCCTCAAGATAAAGTCATAATCGCAGACGCTCATGAATACCTTCTAAATCACTTTATGAGTTATGACTTTATCTGGACATCTCCACCGTGTCAGTCTCATAGCAGTTTCAGGCAAAACATAGGCGTGAGATATAGAGGCGTAAAACCTATTTATCCCGATATGAAACTTTGGCAGGAAATTATCTTTCTGCAAAATAACTGCACGTCTAAATGGGTCGTTGAAAACGTTAAACCTTATTATCCGGTACTTATTCAACCTTCTATTGAATTACAACGTCATCTCTTCTGGTCAAATTTCGATATTCCTGCAGCTACATTCCAGAAAGACAAGATCAGAACCGCACAGATTCCGCAACTATCAGCATTACATGGCTTTAATCTTGATAAATATAAACTTTCAAATAAACGTCAAGTTTTGCGAAATTGCGTATTTCCAGAACTAGGCGAACACGTTAGAAACTCGGTGTCCCATGAATAGTTATCCACAGGAGTTATCCACAGGCACATCAAACCTGTGGACGACACGCAGGAGTTGCGCTCAAGTTATCCACATACTCATCAGTAACTTGACACCTCGGCTACCATCACGACGCGGTGGAGAGCCGGTCAGCCGTCTCGCTCGCAGCCGCTTCTTGGTGGTTTCGGGACTGCTATGTGTAATTGGCATTACATCGGCTTATTCATCAAAAGCAGTTAACAACACAACGGAA